TTAATTTTGTAAGGAATTAACCTTCGCTTGTGCATCAGCTAATGCTTGTTGTGCTTTTGCTAGTTTATCAGCCTTAGCTAATTCGCTTTGCTGTTGTTCAGCTTGTTCTTGTGCCTTAACTTGTTCCTCTGTAATTTGTGGATAAGTTTGATCTAACTCATTAATCAATAGGGCATATTCTTTTTCGACTGCATTCTTGATTAATGTTTCATCTGCATCAGAAAATCCTAGAGCAGTTAGTGCTTTAGTAACAATTTTAACCGCGCCAGACTTCTTAACTTCACCTTCCAAAAACTCCGTGACACCTAACTTCTGCATAGCCACTACGGCATCTTTTGCTAACGGAGATAACACTTGAATCAGGTTAACAACCTGTTTGTTTCCTAAAATCACCTTGCTGACATATGCACCAATAATTGGAATAGCTGCAATAGCGATCGCTGTAATTAATTTAGTAATTGTATTCGTATCCATGTGTTCTCCTTATTTGATTGTGGCAAACGCCTTCATCATGCTAACGGGTTCACCACCGATTTCAACATTGATAGTTGTTGCTGTTTGACTAATCACTTTGTACTTGCCGTTCAAAGTGAAGTATTCCATACGCCCGTTATTGCCTTGAATATACTGGTTACCTAACTTGTTACCGTATTTATCAGTCAATGTCATAGCTGAAATAGGAATATAGTTATTGTAATCAATAGGCTTGATGCTCATATCAAAGTTCACACCATACATTTTGTTGTTGTATCGTGTCCAATAGTCAGCAACATATACACCACTAAATGTAGCGTATTGAGTCTTAGCTGGTGTACTTGGCGTGTTAGTTGATTGACTTGGCTTAGAAGCAACTTGCTCAGCTGGCTTGTTGTTATCCAATGAACCAACCACCATGACGTTGCCGTCAACTCCGTAGTGATTATCAGCGTATTGCCAAATCTTCACATTGGACATACTTGGAAAATAGTTCATATTTGGTGTTGCTTGATGTGATGTAGTTGGATAAGAGGCTACCCACAAAGCATTTGGATAGCGTACATTAACACGTGATAAATCAATATTTGCTTTCATGTAGTAAGCGCCAGAGTACAACATTGGCTTGTAACCAGCGCTATAAATGGCATCCATGAATGTCAAAATAGCCGTAGTGTTATTAGCCTTGTTGACACCAGCACCTGCTTCATAATCCAGAGCAATGTAACTACCCTTAGCTAATCCAGCATTCTGTGCATCTTGTACAGCTAGTTGTGCTGAATACTGTGCATCACTGACTGAATCACCAAACTGACCCCAGAAATATCCACCTGTTTGCATACCAACTGCATCAGCGTTATGGATTTGTGCATAGGCTTTCGGGTTACTATAATGAGCACCCTCACCGCCACCGCGTCCACCTAACTTAACCATGGTGAAGTTATCACCTGCTTGCTTGAATGAGCTAAAATAGCTTGTTGTGTCACCTTGATAATTGGCAACATCAATACCATTAGTATTGGCTGACACACCTGTGATCATTGCACCAAAAAAGGCAACCGCTCCGAATGAAGCGACTACCCATCGTTTTAATTTATTCAATTTTCAAACCTCCCATTTATCGTGTTTCCACGTTTCCAATTTAGTGAGTCGTATCTCATGGTTGTCCGTGATACTGTTAGATATTTTTAGCTCATCTTTCAAGCCAGCTATATCTGTTCTCAATCCATTAATTGAGTTCACAATGGTATTCTTCAATACCCACCACAAACCACCCAGAAGAATAGACCCCACACTTAGCCAACTCAACAAATCATGTGGCATTTGCATTTATTCACCTCCTTTCTTTAACGACCTACTGGCAATGGATAGCTCATAGAACCAACCAAATTACCACAATGATTATCTACAACCCTTACCCATAATGTAGTTGTGTCATTCACGTAACTGATAACAGGGTAGATTGAAGTAGCACCAATATCACTAGAAGCTGATGCAATTTCTACGTCTGGGCGTAGGCTCCATGGAACGCGCCCTATTTGATTACCATTGTTTGCCTTAGATACGTCTACTCCACGCCATCTAAGGAACATAACATTGTCCCTTACACGATATTGAGCGTAACAAGGGGCACCATTATCAGACCACAATTTTGATCCAGTACTAGCAATATCAAGGTTTAGCCATCCGCTGTCATTCAACATTGGGTTATGTTGTGTAACTGTTCCTGATGTAGCAGTAGTACTGAATGTAGCTAATGGTAATTCATAAATAAAGCCACCATTGTTAAGGTCTTCTTGTACTAAATCACCTGTTACAGCACTAGGATATACTTGATTAATTGTTGGGTAATAGTTTGGTTGCCCTGCTTGTCCTTGTACCGTGTTAGCCTTTGATAGGTCAACAACGATGCAAAGATTACCGTTTGAGTTGGCTGGTAGTGTGATTTGTGTAGGACTTGTAACCTCTACTAAGCGCCCCAGAACGATTACTTGCCCTGTATCAACGGTTGCTGTTAGTCCATTGACTGTTATTTTTAATTCCTTACCTCTTTTTAATACTCCTGAAGTATCACCACCTAAAGCTGATTGTGCTGATGCCACTTCGCGCGGTGTGACAAAAGCACGATCACTGGTATACATTGTTATGGCCATTACTATTCCTCCTAATTTGTGGTGCTAAACAAGTCATTTCGTCCAAATCGTAGATTTCCAAAGGTAAGATTAACCACTTCTGAACTACTGTCTATTGAGTAAGCTGTAAGAACTGACTTATATTGTGTGTTATCGTAATAAATATTTGATTGTAGCCCTAGCTTTACTTTTTCTAGGGGTAGGAAGCTGTTTCCTAGTTGTGCACTAAATTGAATACTATGAGAGTAAGTGTTTGCTGATAAATTACTTTGTGCTATTGAGTCGTAAGTAGGGTTATCAGTCGCTGTTTTATCAAATAAATATATCTGTACCTGTGTAGGCTTAGCCACGCTGTCTGTAAGGCTCTTACTTATAGAGCCATCTTTAGTGAGCCAATAACGTGCTAACACTGTAGGGCTTTCCATGTTGGTGCCTGCCTGGTCTACAATCCACAACTCATTATTGTAATTTCGTAGATTCCTACTATCACTAACTACCCAATTATCGAAATCGTAAACATCATTTTTAAAATTCCAAGTGTCTTTTACCTGATGAAAGTCAATTTTTGGATAATAAAAAGGAATACCATTAGATATTCCTTGCCCTACTCCTGTAACTTCAAACACTGTGTTATGTAGTTTGAATCCACGTATTAAGTAGTCTATAAAATTGCTTGTACTAATTCCATCTGATGAGGTTACTTGAAAGGCTGTGTTAGTCGAGTTAGTAAGCCCCTTATTGAGTAAGTTAGTGCCTATATTAGAGTTAATATAGTTGTTTATTAGCTTTAATATATGAGCTTCATAGCTATCACCACTCTTACTACCTACAATAATGTCACCATTTAGTAAGTTCCAAATGCAGTTAGCACTTAACGTCATGATGTTACTAGAATCATCTACATCTACTGTTATAATCTGCCCGTAATACATTAAGGTTGTGCTATTGTTTGGTCTAACAGCTACATAATCACCTGTCATAATGTTAGTGTTCTTATCAATCGTGAATGAGCTGGTAACATTACTTAAGGCATCCATCTGAATATCATAGCTGAATAATTTATAGGTACCTTTTATAACCAATTTAGCACTATCAAATACTGTAATATCAAGTGCCAAGCTCATACTATCAACCTCTCTTCTTTGAATGTCACATCTAGCTGTGCATTTTCATCTAAATAAGCTAATAAAGTTGATGTACCTTCTGGCACTCTTAGATAGTTGTTAACTGAAAAGTCTGCTAATTGACTAACATCACTGAACGTGCCATCTGTGTTATACACTCTTGCGTACTGGTCTTCTGGATAAGAACTAACGATTAACCTCTGGTTATCAGCTATATATAAGCTAAATTTAGCCTTGTCTATGACTGCGCCATCCTGGATAATCTGCCATTCTGGGTAGACGTTACATCTACCTGTGATAGTTACCAAGGATGGGCTACCTGATTGAACACCATAGTATTCACTGTTGTTGTCTAACGTGATAGCTTTTTCTCGTCCTGTTACGTTGCTTTCAATGAAAACAAATCCATATTTAGTAGCCATTTAAACCTCCTATCCATATCAAATATGTACACCCAAAAAGGGTATTGTATTATCCTGCTGTTGTTGTAGATGTTTGAGCATCTTCCACTTCATAAACCGCATTATCGAAATCAGTCTTATCTTTGCGCACTTGTAACTTATTAGCTTCATACAAATCTTGATTCTGGATTGTCATGTTGCTTGATGTTCCTGAATCTGAAACATTAGCGCTAAAGTAAGCAATTGCTTGACCATCTGTTGTTTGTGAAGTTGCGTTAATTGATACACTTTTATTAATTGTCATTATTTAATTTCCTCTTCTTGTTCTGACTGTGCTTGTTCTTTTGCTTGATATTGCGCTACAACTGACTGTAACTGTGCGTTAACGTAAGTTAGATTAGTCAGTTGTTGCAGTAAATTGTTAATTACGTCTTCCTGTCTTGGTTGCATTTTTTACCTCTCTTACAACATGCTTAATTTGTTTAACATTGTGTACAAACTATAACTTTTACCTTTGACATAAAATAGAACATCATTTGTGTCATCAGTACCAAAGCCAGCCTGTGATGGTGTATCAAAGAAGCCAAACCATTTATGCCCGTTTGATAATGTTGCTCCTTGGATATGCAACGCTCTTCTATCTGTAGAACTAAATTGTTGTGCTACGTCAAAACCACCCTCAAAGTAAGTTGGTTGGTGCCACGTCATGATGTCTTCAACATGCCACCCTGCTTTACGTCCCTTATATCCTGCTACTAGGCTAGAATCCCATGACATTTTCATATCATAAGTACCTACACTGTTAGTTACACCGAACCCAATACCATCACCACCTCTAATGGTGTTAGAACTGTCTGAGTTTAAGTCATAGTCTGAATCTCCTGGCTTAGATGTATGCCATCCAGCTAGTTTAATCATTAGATAGTCTACGTTGTCATGCTCTGGCATTGTTTCATGTTGGAATGTACCTAGATACTCATTTGATGAGCTAATCAATTCAATCTGCCCGTTTAGGACGTTTGTAGTACCTAAAGCACCATCTAACACTAATCCATCTTGATTAAATTGAGCTGTACTACCTTGTGATGTACTAATAGTCATGCCTATTGGGCTAATCTTCACTGACTGATATAACCCATTCCAGTTTGACTGGATGAAAGTAGAAACATTACCAGTCAACTTAGCCACGTCTAACTGTGCAATTTTGGCACTGGTAATTGTTGCATCACCAATCTGCGCGTTACCTATAGCACCGTTAGCAATCATTGCTGATTGTATCCATGCAGTACCCTTAATTTGAGTATTAGGGCTATCAATCGTCACATTCTTGCTAATAAGGCTCATTTGAGATGCATTACCAACAATGCCACTAGTAATTTTGCTGATATTATCAGTGATACCAATGCTCCAATTATCTTTAAACAGTGATAATACTGTAGCACTGCTAGACGTGCCATACGTTGGTGTGTATGGTGAGGCTTTAGCCCCTGTATTCAAAGATGGTCTAGTTATATAATCAGTAGCATTAGCTGATGAGTGTGCAATAATAACTGACACAAATGCTGTATTAGCAGGTGCTGTCTTATTTTCCACTACATACTTTTGAACACCTTTGTATGCTGTTCCATCTATAATGTTTCCTTCACTAGATGTGGTTAAAAGTTTCCTACTTGAATCCCAAAATCCAATTCTATAATCAAGTGCTGTTGATACTGTAGGTGCGGGTGCACGTCCTGCAACAATTGATGCACTGAATACTTTTCCAGTACTAGTAGAAACTAATGCACTTGTGTACCATGTTGCTGATGCGTATGATATGACCCTAGAACCATTTACAACTGGCCAATCCGCAAACCCTGTAGCTTGTGTAGCACTCCAAGCAACACCTGCTGTAGAACCCACAGAACCACCATTAGATAATGCGTACCATGTACCATTTAATGGGTCGAACTCTGAGTTAGCTACCATGTTGGTTGCTTCAACCTGTGCCAATATACCGTTAGCAGTTTGAGTTAGCTGTGTTTGAACACCCTTGTCATAACTAGTGATAGAACTTTGTGTAAAGTCCTTTGAGCTTTGCAAAGTGTTTGCATCACCCTTAGTCCTATCAGTTATTTCTGTCTTAATTTGGTTAGAAGTTTGAGTAACAGAACTCTGTAAACCACTGATATTGTTTGTTGCTGTTGAAAGTGTGCCCTCTGCTGTAGTTACTCTCTTAGTGACTGAATCAATGTTAGTACCTTGTTTAGATACTGTGTCTGTTATTCCGTCTATGGTTACTTGTTGAGCTGATATTTTATTATCAACATCTTCTGGAGCAGGGGACCAGTCAGTTGGTGTGTTTCCTTTTTCAAATTTTGCGTGCCCATAGCCATTAGCTACCCAGTCTATTGATATACGTATATAAGCCACGGCGCTATTATCATTAACAACTATTTGACCTTTTACTGTATCGGTAGACATATTTAAACCAATTGCTTTACGCATTATCTGTTGTTTATTACTGTCATATAATGCGTATCGTAAATATTTACCCTCAGAAGTGACGGTATATTGTTTATCTGACCAAACGGAGTAAGACCACACTTCTTTTGCAGTTGTTGAGATATAATCATAAATAACACCTTGCGCTCCATTGTGTCCTATTATGCTGTTATCACCTAGCCAACCAAGAGCCGCTGTACCAGAAATAAGATAGTTCCTACCGCCAACCGATAAGTTATCAATCTTAGAATTAACACTTGATACTTGACTAGTGATTGAATCAGCATTTACATTAACCTGTGCAATTTGAGCATTATAATCTTTTTTAGCTGAATCTAAATCAGTACTAGTTGCTCTCAAAGTAATATCTTTAGTGTTCTGTGCTATAGATGTTTCTGTAGCCTTAACACGGTTGTCATTACTAGTCTTATAAGCACCTACTGTTGTTACAGCGCCATCTGCTGTCAATTGAGCTTTGGTAACACGTGTATCTAAATCACCTGTTTTAGCGTTGTAATCTGTTTGACTAACCTTAGTAGTTACATCCTTAGCAGTCTGTGTAATATCAGATTGTGCCTTAGTTATACGCCCATCTGCGTTAATCTTATAATTGTTTAATGCAGTTGTTGCTTGGTCTGCTGTTAGCTGAGCTTTAGCAGTTGCACTATCTACGTCCTCTGGAGCAGGAGTCCAATCAGTGGCAACGTTACCTGTCTCTATTTTTACATCATCTAGGTAATATATAGTTCCTGCATCAACACCCATAAAGTAAATAGTTGTTGTTGTTAGCGTAAATGTGTAACTATACCTAGTCCATGCTGTACTTAGAGTTGGATTATATGTCGAGTAACTTCCGTTAGGCTCTGAATGAAATTTAGCACCATTAACACTAGCCTTAGCCCAAAAACTTACTGTAACTTGTGTTCCTGATGGTATATTTATCCCGTTTTGGTATATAGCGTTATAATTTCCGCCACCCCACGTAGCTGTAGGCTTTATTGTAAATACGGTGCCTCTGTTTGTACCAGACACTACAGCCCACCCACTAGTTTGATACCATCCATCTAATGATGTACCAGATGAGTTAAGGAAGTAGTTTCTACCTCCAACTGATAAGTTATCAACCTTTGTAACAGTTGCATCGAATCCATCTGCACGTTGTTGTAATGTACTAATCGAACCTGATTGTGTATTCTGCGCTTTTTGCAAGTTACTTACAGTAGTTTTAGTACCACTGGCATCAGCTTCTATAGTTGTCATACGGGCATCTTGTGTGGTGTCTGTTTGCTTGATTGATGCTATATCTGTTTTAGCTTGGTTAGCTGTTTGAGTAACATTAGTAACATCAGTGCTTAATTGCCCTGTTTTAGCATTATATGTGGCTGTATCAACCTTGCTACTTAAACCATTTAAGGCTTGTGTAGCAGTTGATTGGGCTGTAGTTATTTTACCCTCTGCATCCTTTTTGTTTTGGCTAACTGTGCTTGTAATACTAGAAGCGGTATCATCAATTTTCTTATTAATAACACCATCTGCACTGGTAGCTACGTCTATAGCGTTTTTCTTAGCTGTATCTGCATAACCTTGTGCCTTTGTATCTAGAGCGCTTACTGCTGATGCTCTATCTGATGCTTCCTGAGCTATGTCGTCTGTTACTGACTTCTTAGCATCTGCTATATTCTGGTTAGCTGTGTCTAAAGTACTTTTAGCTACTGTAGCTGTGTTAGCTTTAGCATCACTTAAGGCTTTATCAGCCATTGCTTGTGCTTTACTGTTGAAATCACCGTCTTTGATAGCTAAATCAGCCTGTTCTTTAGCCACTTGGTTAATTGTTTCATTAATTTGGGTGTTATTATCAGCAATAGCCTTATCTGTGTTATCAGAAGCTGTCTTGATAGTCTCTTCAATTCGATTGCTTAAATCTGGGTCAACTTTTAGTACCCAATCTTCGCCATTGTATGAATAAATTAGGAAGTCACTACCATCTTTAAGGAATACCGTATCACCCTTTTGTGGGTTAGCAGGCATAGGGTCACCAGCATTGATATAACTAAAAGGGGTTAAGCCATCACTTGATAATTGAGCACCACCAAAGCCATAAGTAGCATTGTCTGCCACATGTGTTAGCTCTTGTTCAATCTTATTTAATTTTCCGCCTGTGATTATGTCGCCATGTTCCCAGTCTGTTGGTTGGTATGCCAAGTTGTTAACCTCCTTTGTTATTCAATACTTGTTGTATCTACTTGCGCCTCATCTACATAAGGCTTATTACCGTTTTCATCATCATAAGCCAAGCCCATGAATCCAAATCCATACTTCATGTTTGCATCTGTTACACCGTCTTCTGGGGCACTTGTATAAGCTGTTGCTGTGTTGCCTTCTTCTAATTTAAAGTGCCTGAATCTAAGTGTTTGACCCTTAACGAATCCTGCTGTGTTACTTGTTGCCATTGCATTTAATCGAATGTAGAACTTGTTTAATGTAGCACCTGTTAAGTTAGGGATACTAAACGTATAAACTGCTCTAGTCCATGTGTCACTACTAATTTTTGTAGTAGGTGAAAATGTATTATTAACCCTAAATGCCACACTTGGTACAGTTCCTTGTACGTCAACTGAAATAGTGTATGTCTTATCAAAGCTAAGTACTGAATCAGACATATTAGCATAAGCTTCTGCTAGTCCGTAGTACCATTCTGTAGAATCTGTACCCGTGTAATTCAATGTAATAGCATCATTGTCATATGAAATAGTTGAGTTGATATTATTATTTGTTACACCTGATAAATTAGGTCTTGAATCAACTGATGCATTTTCACCTGATGATTGTAGTATCAAGTTCTGATTAAAGTCACCTTGTTCATTAAAAAAGCCTGAGCCATAAACGCTCAAACCTGTGTCAATGTTATATGTCTTGTATCTACCTTGTTTGTTGTTGTACCAAGGGTTAATGAACTCTATTGTAAACTGCTCTACTAGCCTATCAGTTTGTAATACAGTAGAACCACCTATTTCAGTTTTAGAAAGTGAAGTAAGTCTTGCATCACGATGCCAAGTATCTGCACCTGTGTTGTATATAAGTGTTAATGGCTGAAATGATAAGAATGTAGCAAATTGACTGAATGTCTGATAGCTTCGACTTTCAACATCCCCGAACAATATATTTAATTGCATCTGTCCTTGCTGAATATTTATTTTAGTTGCTTTAAAATAACTTTCATATTGACTGTAAGTGTTTGTAAACACCGTTCCCAATCCTGTTGGTGTGTTACCAAATAAATTTTCAGAATTTAAATCAACACTTTCACCACGTGCGTTATTTAGCACGAACATACTCATATGTACTCCTTTCTAAAACCCGCCCCGAAGCATTGTGTATTTAATGGCGAGTTTTTGGTTTAATTAGCTGATCTAACCGCTCTAGCAATCACAGCTTTAGAAAACTTATTCATAGCAATATCATCTACTGACTGGTTAGCCTCTGTAATTTGACCTAAGATGCCCGCCAATAACTCAACAACACTATTTAGAGTTTTATTAGTAGCCTCAATCATATTTGATAGATTGTTATCTGAACTTTCAGCAACATTTGTATTAGAACTAGTATTTTGTGCAAAATGAGTGACTGTTTCACCTAACAATTCCATTGCTCTAGACTTTTTAGACAAATCCCAAGGGATTACAGCCTCTGTCATTCCACCTTCCGCAATATTTGCTAGATGTGGTGTATTGGTGATAGTACCGTTTGCATAGCCATGCCCTTGTCCTAAGAATGATAGATTAGATCCATAAGTCCTTTTAGCATAGTTCAACCCAGCTAGTAATGAATCATATCCATTGAATGGGTTATTATGCCCTGGAAACTTATTGGCATTAAATGTAGATGTTATAACCTGCATAAGACCCTTGGCTAGGTCACCCGAAGCATTGTTCACGTCACCTATGTTACCCTGTACAGCCTTTTCGTTACCACCTGATTCAGTTTGAATTTGACGTAACACCTTATCGACCATTGAAGAACTTGTTGAAAGTCCGTTAGCCTTTAAGGCATCTACAACCTGTGAACGCCATCTAGTAACGCCTGCACCACTTGGTGCTCCTTTGCCTCCGCCTGCGTTTCCACTTGATTCAAATCCAGACTTGAGTTTTGATAGCATCTTACCAAAACCATCTTCGATACTCGTTTTAACCATTCCACTAGATGAATTGTGACCTGTATCACCGACCTCTAGTTTATTGACATCAAAAATCTTAGACGCCATATCAGTTAATGTTTTAACGGGATTGGTTAACTTTTCAATCGCCTCACTTGTTGCATCGGAAACATCATCCCAAATATCAGAAGCGCCTTTAGTCACTGAAGACAAAAACGATTCAATTGAAGATGTACCTTTAGCGTATCCTGGCAATGTTTTACCTAACCCACCTTGGAATAGCTTAGCTGTATCACTGGCATTCAAAATCTTGTCACCAGGGTTAAGGTTAACAACCTGAGCACCATTGGTACCTAGAAAATCAACTTTACCCGAGTAGGGAGAATACCTTGCTTCAACGCCAGCTTCACCAACAAGCGCTTTCCCACCTGAAACACCTCGAGAACCAGTAGCGAATGCTTGCATCGTAGCAGGCTTATATCCAAAATCTCCACCACTTTTAACATCAACGCTTTTAATACCAAATCCTTTGACTAAGCCATTAAAGAAATCGCCTAATCCCTTCCAAATGCTGTGTGTTCCTTTGGCTTGCTTTGAAGCAGCTTCCATAGAACCATTGGCTTGGAGAACAGCCTTATTAACTACACTGTTTCCTTGTTTACCAGCTGCATCAAGGACACTATCTTTTTGTTTATATGCCTTATCAACAACTTCATTTCGCTGTTGCGTTGCAGCATTTGATGTTTTGTTTCTCTGACTAGTTGCCTTACCGACAATATCATCATGTTGTTTATTTGCTGAATCAACCGTCTTATCTCTTTGGTCTTTAGCAGCTTTAACCGTTTCATCATGTTGCTTGTTAGCTGAATTTCTAACATTTTTACGTTGGTCTTTAGCCCATTGGCTATTCCCTTTGAATTGATTTTCAGAGGCTTTTATCGTATCATCACGTTGCTTATCCGCTGACTTTTTAGCATCTTTGTACTGATTTTTAGCAGCGCTAACGACGTTATCACGTTGTTTGTCAGCAGCTTTTGTAACCTTTTTGAGTTGCTCATCAGCAGCTTTTTGTGCAGCATCCAGTTTTTTATCAGCGTATTTTTTAACGTTGTTATATTCTTCTCGTGATTTAGAAGTAATATCCTGTAACTGCTTATTAGTTAGTCTGCCTTTATCCTTGGTTAACTTATCCATCAACTTTACTTGCTCATTGTTAGATAACTTAATTTTTCCAGTTAAAGTTGTGTGAAGTTTTGCTTCTTCAACGGTTGTTTCAGTTGCATTTTTGACAGTTAGTTTATTAACAGACTTTTTCTTGGCCTGATCGTCCTTAGCAAGTGCTTGCTCTTTCTTTTTATAGTCCTTTTGAACTTGTAAAGAATTTTCTCCATACTTAGCAGCGTCTTTAGCAATTATGCTATCCCATTTATTGCTGTCTTTTTGCTTAGTTTTATTATATGAAGTTTCAAGCTTTTGACGTTGCTGTGAATAATACTTTGTCAATGCTGTTCTATCAGATTGGCTTAGTTTTTCAACGCTATTAGCCTTTTTGCCTTCTTCTTTGATAGTTTTTAATCTATCTTGATATTCTTGTTCAGTAAGATAACCGTTTTTCTTTAATAGCTTAATATCCTGTAAATCTTGCTTTTGCTTTTCAGAATAGTATTTTTTAGAAGCTTTATTCAAATCTGAATAAGCATCCTTAGCATCAACTTTCGGTGCTTTAATAGTTATCTTATTATCCGAAAAAGCCTTTTTTAATGCTTTATTAAGCTTTTTCGTAATTGATTGAGCTGTCTTAGTACTTCCTAACGAATCACCAATACCCGCGCCGATTGCAGCACCAGCAATTGTTCCAGCCCCTGGGATAATACTTCCTAATATAGCTCCGATACCACCGCCTATGACAGTTCCGGCGCCTTTGGATGCAGCACTGATTTTATCACTAGACTTTTTAGAACTGATAGCAGTAGCAATACTTCCTCCCACATCTGCTGCAGTTAATGCTATGCCTAATCCTGAAACAACCTTACTGGCAACACTAGCGACTTTTGCTCCAGTAGATACTGTTGCTAATCCGCCTCCTGCTCCGGCAGCTCTAGTAGTTGCAGCAGTTTCAACCATTGTGGTTGCAGCACCTGCTTTACCACCTACTGAACCAGTAGCATTGGCAGCCGTATTTAATGCTGCGGTTGTTTTTAAGACACCGTTCAACTCTTTATAAGTGCCAATGGCTGTTTTAATCCAACCTATTGTGTCACTTATCTTTTTGAAAGCCCATATACCAGCAAACACCTCTGCGAACGCTTTGATTTGACCAGTATGTGTGCCAATATATTCAACTAAGCCAACTAACTTATCACCTACCCAAGCTACGCCGTCAGCTATTTTCTTTAATCCATCTTGACCTTCTTTTGAATTGAAGGCTTTAGCCATTTTAACTGCGGCTTCTGATATAACTGGCAACATTTGTTTACCAATCATGATCATAACAGCTTGTCCAGCCTGGCTAAACTGTTGCAATTCAGCTTTAACAGTTGTCATGTTCTTCTTAGCTAAGTTAGCTACATAACCTTGACCATCTGCTGATTTTTCAACTTTTTTATTTAACTCATCTAATTCTTTATTGTTTTGAGCTAAAATAATACCAGCTTGTTGACCGGTAGTACCGAACAAACTATTAAATACTGAGTTCTTTTGAGCAGTACCCATATTCTTAGTTTTTTCGTTAATAACGCCCATGATAGTTGTCATATCACGCAAGTTACCATTTGAATCAACTAATTGACTACGACTAATACCCAACTTGCTGAGCATGTCACCAGTTCCGCCAGACTTAATCGCCTGTATCTTACCGTTCAATTTTTCAATTGCTTCTTGCTGCGTTTTAATGGCAGATGCAGCTGATTTAGAACTCTTTGTACCAGCTTTTTCAGCTGCTTGATAGTCCGCTATCTTTTTCTGATGGTCTGCTATCTTTTCATTTAATGAATCAATTGAAGCAGCAGAACCTTTTTGTGCAGCATCTTGATCAGATAATGCACCGGTAATAGAGTTAATAACTTTACGTAAACCAGTACCGGCTTTATCAGCTTCAAGACCGTGGTTAGAAAGAATACCCATGGCTGCAGATGTTTCAGATAACTTAAATCCTGCTGAATGAGCAGAATCGCCAACATATTCCATCCCCTTACCAAGAGATTGAAAGTCGGTAGCTGTCATATCAGCGGCATAAGCTAACTGGTTAACAACTTCTTTGGTGTTTTTAGTCATCTTAGCAGCGTTATCGGTACGCATGCCGTATGCATCAACAACCTGAGAAGTAACACTCAAAACATCATTAAAATCATCACCTGAGGCTACTGATGCTTGTAATTCAGATTTCATTGCACCAAGAGCTTCAGCTGAGGTATAACCACGCTTGATTAACTCTTGGTATCCATCAGCAATAGCCTGTTGTGACTTTCCATATTGAACAGAATACTTCGCACCATCTTTTTGCATCTGGTTGACATTTTTTTGAGCTTCAGCAGCTTTTTCACCACCTGTTGTAGCCAAATTTAATGTCTTAACATAAGATTCTTGAAGATTAGTAGCAGCTTCGGCACCCTTAATTGATACAGCACCAATACCGACAATAGCAATACTACTGCTGTATGCCATATCTTTAATTTTCTGGCCGGCTGTGCGGAACCCATTGCCCATCTTTTCGGCAGCGCGGTAAGCACCGTTAGCTCCGCTTGCGTACTTGCTCAACCCATAGGGATTAGCACGGTTAACTTCTGCTTGAGTTAACTTTAACTCGTTTTTCATATTGGCAACGTTTGTTGCCGTTTCATTGACTCGAACAGCTTGCCTTTTGTATGCATCACTAGCTGAACCACTTGCTTGTTCAATTCTTTTCAGCTCTTCTGACTGTTTAACATACTGTTGGGAGAGGTTTGATAGCGAGGCTTTCATACTATTAGCGCTAGTAATATTAGCGGCTCTAGTATTGTGCTCTGCTTTCAAACGATTGACATACGAATCAGAAACTTGATTCATCTGCTTATATTCTTGTTGCAACTTTGCTAATCCACTGGTTTGATACTCCATTGATGATTTAGCACGTTGTTGCTGAGACTCTAAGCTAGCTAACTTTTGATTAGCCTGTTGGATGTTTCTTTCGTATTTTAAAAAGGACTCGGCACCTTCTTTTGTAGAGGTGTCTAAGCCCTTTTGACGTTGTTGCAATTCAGTTATTTTGTTTTTCTGAGCTTCCATTTCTCGGCTCAGACCGTTGTATCGCTCCTGTGACGCTTTTAAGTAATCGCCCGATGATTTAGCCGCTGCCTCTTGAGCTTTCCAAGCGTTTTTAACAGAAGTAACAGCATCGTTCAAACCACGTAAACTATTAGTCGCTTTTAAAGTATCTAAAGCAATAGACGTAGCCATCTCCGCCTGAATTCGTTCAACCATTTACTCTCCTTCCCCCGGTATGTTCAACCCCATTTGTTTAGCGATAGCTAATGGATCACCAGCACGTTTATCAGGCTCTTTTGCATTAAGCATATTCATGAATGAAAAATATTCCTGATTATCTAAATCACTTGGCAAAATACCGTATTCTTTAAAAAGCTGTTTTTTAAAGTATCGCAATTCCTCCAGTTGGTTTTTCTTGTCGAATACTAGCCTTCTTATTCGACCAAATCTTCTTTTGGGTCTGTATCCTCAGCTTCAAGTTCTTCTTGTTCACGCTTAGCTTCAGCAATTAACACATTGTAGTTCTCATCAGTAACACCGCGCATGCGCAAAGTAACGTACTCAAATGCTTCACCGAACTGTTCTGGATCGACATTGTTCTTAATTGTTTCAACTTCTTCATCTTTCAATTCAAATGCAGACTGAACAAAAGCCATCTTTAAACATGCTGACTTCAAACCATTCTTACGAACATCGATATAATCCATACCTTCTGTGTCTTGTAATTCCAACAAGGTTACATCCAATTCATCCAGTTTCTCTAATAGACCAAAAGTGGCACGAATATTCACTGTCTTACGAATTCCGAACTTATTCAACTTAATTTTTTCTGTATTAACTGCCATGATTTTGGCTCCTTTTATTTTGATATGTACGGGTAAAATTACCCTAAATTTAGTTACAAAATGACGTATTTTTTTAGTGACAAAGTTACATTTTTTTAAATTAAAAAATGAGAAAGTACAAAAAAGTTACAAAAATTGTGTAACTTTACGAAAAAAATGTAACTCCTGTATCCCTTGATAGACATAGTCCCAAAAGCAAAAAGTTACAAAGTTACATAAAATACTATATAAATATATATATATATATTATTACAAGGTTTAAAGGTAACTATGAGTAACTAAAAATGTAACCCGCCCATTTTCATGTACTGTTTATTTCAAAAGCGAGTTAAAAAATACTAATTATTGACCTGTTGTGCCATCAGTTGGTTTTGAATAACCAGGGAAAGTTTCTGCCATTAATGCATCAAGAGTAAAGCCGTCTACCAAATCAGATGCAACTTGGTATGGCTCACCCCCGAATTGAGTATCAACAACGGGATTCATTGTCGTTAAAGTCATAACGTCGTTTGAATCAGTTTCGTTGTTAGTGTTTGTACCCAACGTCTTGTTTCCTTCGATCATTGTCCCGTTAGCAAAGGCATAATAGATTTTATGTTGCTTATCCAATGTTTGTGTCACAGCGATCGCCGCTACGTGCGCTTCTTTTTCACCATCAACAAAGCCTTTGCTCGTTGTTTGGATTTTACCAAGCAGCTTTTGCTTAGCTTCAAATCCTAGATCAAGCATTGTAAATTCGGCTGTTGGATATGAACGAGCCTTAGTTGAACGTTTGGCCTTATTGTTTGAGTATTGCAAAGTTGGTGCAGTACCCAAGTTCTGAATTTGAATTTGAGTAGCACCTTCAGCAGTAGCATCTTGATGGCCGTCTGCTTCATAGATGCCTGTGTCGCTCAAACCATCAGCGCCTTTTATTAATTGACCTGTTGCATTGTCAATTAATCCGAAATATGAGGTAACAATACCTTGTGTTGCCATGAATTAATCCTCCAAAATATAATTTTTTTCAAAATAAAAGACCTTAGTGACTTGATTAGTCTTCGGGTCATTGGTATGTGATTTAGATTGGGTTGTTTGCCAATCGTTTTTTTCTAATAGCCTTGCCAATGATATTTCTGTGTCAAGAATTGGCTTGGTGAAGTTAATTCCGTAAAATATCTGTACTTCAACACCATAATTCATGTTTCTAAAACGGTTGTTGGCTCTCTTATCCAAGTCGTTAACCGTTTCGGTCACAAGAACTACTGTTGAGGTGACATTTTCGAGATATTCTTCATCGATACTTGTTACAAAAACAACATCAGCAAAACTCATTGCTTCTATGAGTTCTTGAACTTCAAAAATGGGTAGTATCATCAATTACCACCTTTCAAAAGTCGTTGATATTCAGCATATTGAGCCGCTAACACAGCTTGTCGAGAACTACGCCTAGCATCTTCAACAAAGTGATCACCTGGAATAAATTTTGTCCCATCATTTAATAATCTTGCTATACGACCATGGTTTATACCTTTTTTAGTAAAACCAACTAATGAGGTACCATCACGAATGTAATCAATATTTGTTCCAGAAACTTCAATTGAATCAGCCAAGTGAGTTACCTGGCTAGTGTCTTTATGATTTTCATCATAATGTTTGGCCTTAGTAATATCATGGAGCCTTGTCTTGTATACTTCCGCTCCAACTAACGTAATCTTTTGTCTCTGCTTAGCGTTAGGAACTAATTTGTTCACATTACGTAGCCATTGATCTAAAGCATCATCAAGTTCCATCAAATGCCCCCAGTGGTTCTTTAGTAATGGTGATGTAGTCAAACGAAACCGGTGTATTACTTTCATCAGATGAAATATATTTGATGTCGTGAACCTTACCAGTTTTTACAAAGCGAACTTTCAAGTTCTCTGTAAGGCTCTCATTGTGCCGTACAGCAATTATTTTAGTTTCTTGTATACTTGTTCCAAAAATAGAATCAGATTGCGTAATCGAACGATTACGGGGCGCATATCTCATTTGGCTAGTAGAAACTACAAAAGTAGGTACTTTTTGTCCTGTGTTTTTGTTTGGAACAGATTTAACAGTTCCAAACTCAACTTTTCCAATAAAGTTGCTTGGTTTTAATTTTCCACTAACCATTTGTCTGACCCACCTTCCATCTGATTTTGTTCAGCATGTACTGATAAGACTTAGGATAAGCAATTTGCTGACCAGATAAAGCACCACGGTTGTAGTAATTGAAATCAACCAATGTCCTAACTGCTTGATTAAATATTGGTAATTTGCGATATATTTCAATTTCTATAGCACTGTCGATTGAACCACGAGCGTCTTCTTCGGCATATTCAATCAAACTCTTAAGAACATCATCATCGCCATCAATAGCTAAATAGTCTTGCATATCACCAACTGTGACACCTGTTGATGTTGAAGGCGCACGAGGTGAATTGGTTTCATCTGCCATGAATTACTCCTTATTCGCCACTACCTGCTGCAGGAGTAGCTGTGTTAGTAATAAAGTAACCAGCTTTGTCATCAGCTTGCTTAACGCCAAATCGGAAAGCGGCACCTAGGTAACGGCCATAAATTTTGCTGTCTTCCCAAGCCAAAGTAATTTCTTGACGGTCAGGGAATAGAACCCCACGCTTTGTATCACCAATAAATGCCTTTTGGTCACCAGCATTGCCAAACAATTCATCACCAATTACATAAACGGGCACCCCTAACAACGTCTTTCCAGAAGTTTGTGCTAGTGATGCAGTTGATTCTTGGAGTAAGTAACGTCCATTCTTATCTTTCAATGTGTCAACGGCATTGTAGAATGATTGGCTAGCAATAATAACACGTGCATAAGCTGGATCTAAATCAACATTCAAAATGTGCTTTACTTGGTCAGCTAATGTATCACTCGTAGTTGACTTAGCAGTAAATGCTTGCAAAACTGGTGCAATCAAGGCGTTATAAGTGTTAACCTTCTTTTCACCGATTGATTGACCAACCAATGCTGTCAAATCGACTTGTGTGTCAGCAATTGATTCTTCTGAAAGAGGAATTGCACCACGATAAGTATCGACAGACCAGTCTACTTCCTTAAAAGCGGGTTCAGCCAAATCGGGGTTTTCTGCTAATTCCTTAACAGAATTGAAACGATCGGTTGCACGTTGCAAAATAGGATACTTACCACTCGGAGTAGTAACTGGTGTCTTGTTAACCAAAGTTGATAAATCAACAACTGAGTTAACTTCAGCAGATGGATCATAAATAATTTCCTCTGGGATTAATACACCAACTTCTGACGATGTTACCTGTGAAGCAACTGCATCAGAAATTTTTGCACCACGCGAATGAATGAAATCATTAATACCTTGCTTTTTTGCAGCAAGTTCAGCGGCTTTATTGTCCAAAATATTAGTCTTTTTACCAGGCTTTTTAGGCTCTGGTTCAACGTCTTCAAAGCTCTTTAGTTGAGAGTTCAAAATATCACGGCGTGTCTTAGCGTCCGTTAAGTCATCTTGAGCCTTCTTAATATCTTCTACTGAAGCAGAATCATCTTGAACCATGTTGTTCAATTTAGCATTCAAATCAGATGCCTTAGTGCTAGCGTCACGGAATGCCGCTTGTAGTTGTTCTTTAGTCATATTTTTCTCCTTATTTACGTAAAATAGCCAACTTAGCTTGCACGAGCTTGTCGTGTTCACTTGGTTGACTATCAGTTGCGTTAGTTTTCAATTTTTGATTTTCACCAACCAAATCTTTGATACGATTGATTACTTTTCGAGGTAGTACATTATTAACAGAATTAGTGACTGGCTCTTTTTCAAAAGTCATTACTTCATCAACTAATCCAAGTTCTAATGCATCGTCAGCATTAATCCACGTCTCTTTATCCATCAAGGCAAGGAACTCATCGACTGGACGCCCTGTTTTTACAGAATACGCCTTAGCTATGGCCTTGTCGGTGGATTTTAGTGCGTTAGATGTTTTATCCAAGTCATTGTGGTTACCACCTGCATAAGTTGACGCATTATGTATCATTAGTTGAGCAACTGGCGAAATTTGAACAGTATCACCAGCCATTGCAATAATCGATGCAGCACTATAAGCTGAACTTTCAATTTGCGTAATAACTTTACCAGGGTAATTTCGTAACGCTGTGTAAATTTCATTCGCAGCATCAACTTCTCCGCCTCCTGAATTAATTCCAATTTCTAAATCAGAACCATCAGTAGGTAAGTTGCCTAAAATATCAGTTGGTGAGGTAACAGTCATGCCTAACCAATCACGATAGATTTCTACATCATCATCATTAGTGATCATGCCTTTAATATCTAACTTCATTCACTTTCTCCTTTCCCCTGCGTCGATGGAACATAGACAGGTAAATTATTAGGTAACACACCATATTGCTTCAGCATGAATTCAGCCTGTGCTTGACCTAAAGTGCCAACTTTAACCATGTCATTGATTTGGCTAACACGGGTAGCGTCGTCAACATATTGCATATCAAGTGTTAAATCTTCTGCATTCATTTTCAAAGCAATTTCATCAATTTCTGGGGCTACATAACTAATTAAGTTCTCGTAGTACAAGTTCTTGATTTGTGTGCTGTTGCTGTGCTGACTTTCTGTACTATTACCACCTCCTAACATGTCGACAGGTACACCAAACGCCTTACTAATCTGATTAGCAGAATACTCTGCGGTATTGTTTAACGCTTTGAATACATCAGCTTTCATCTCAAACTGGTTGAACGTAGAATTGGAATCCAAAACCATTAACCGACCATTATTTGAGCCATTGTTTGCTTTTTCAAACGCCTCACGAGCAGCATCGGCATCTCCCTGCTCCAATAAAGCGTTACTAATCTGCAAAACAGAAGTTGGCGTGATACGATTTTTAATCAAGTTCAAGCTTTGGTCTGTACTTGCTGTTGAAACGGTCAGCTCCTTAGTCAAACTTTCTAACGGTGACATCCCCACAAGATATTGATAGGTTGCGTCAGGCATTAGCCTAAAGTGAAGTATCTGGTCTTGTGTTAATTTGCGTTCAGGGTGATTGTTGTACTCAGCTAATGTATAAACTGCACCTTGATTCGCATTGTCAATATCAATGCTAATAATCGAAGATGGCGGTATTTGTTCTAAATAATCCAAATCCAACGGTACATAAGCGTTACCACTCAATAACAATTGAATAATGACGCCTTGCCAAAATGAAAAACGACCAATCAACTTTGAAGGTTGGTTAAGTCGTTCGCTTACGTACGTGTTTTCAGTTTTAAATTTAGCACTAGCAATATCACTGGCTATTCGATTAATGACACTAAATATGTCACTGTTTTTTAGTGCGTTTGCACCACTTATATATCCAACAGGAAGACCCGCTATTTGTGAAATAACTGGATCATATCCGTGCGTACTGGGATAAGTTGTGTCACTGATTTTATGTTGTCGATTTCTCGAAGTCATTAAACCCATTCATTTATTCCCTCCTTTCCATATTGAGAATTATCGCCATGGCTATAAACAGTAGTCCTGAAACGATAAAACCAATAATTACATTAAAATAAAAAGCACCGATATCAATCAGCGCTATTCCTATAATAAATAGTATTACCGCTAGCCAGTTATCAAAAAAATTAGATATACTTTTCATAATTTTTACTATCATCCAAACATCCTCTTAAAGTAATCTTTTTTCTCATCACGGCTCAAATCATTAAACGGATTATAATCATCCCCTTTAAAATCTTCAAAATAGAACTGTGCTCCAGTATGTGCGTTGACCAATGCATCAGATGTATCGATATGATCGCTTGTTCTATTCAAACGGTCAATCTTAACAGCTCCACCTCTGTCTTCAATCAACACAGCATTTGTAAATCCATCAATCAAAAGTGGGTCATTCAAAATAGCAGCGTTACCGTTGATGAATTGTGCTTGCAAATCTTTAGTTGGATTAGACAGCACCTGTGAAGTTGGTCGAACGGTAGATACCGGCCATTCATCGTGGTAGTTTTCGATACGTTTTAACAGCCAATCAGATAAGTTGGGGTCTAGTGCAATCATCTTTACTTTCAAGTCGTTATCAGCAACGAACTTTTCTAACCAATGATAAACCTGGTCTTTATCGATTGTTCCCTCTGGACTTCTGGTTATTTCACATAGCCCTTGCTTTTCAAGTTCACGATAATTTAAACCATCTTGTTTTTCCTTAGCTTCAATAGTTTTGGCCTGTGCAAAAGGAATAAAACTGAATTGTTTACAAAAATATTTATCCCTTTTCACTTCACGATAAGGGAATATAAAACCGAATGAGGTATTATCGTTACTTTGACTACCATCAAATCCGATATAAACATCACGGCCATAAATATCAAAGTCATCAATGATATTCTTCTGAATGTTTTCAAGAGATAAATAACTATTTTGGAACTTACGACTCCAAATATTCAATGATTTATTTACAAACGTGGCAAGTTCGCCACTTCTGTCAGCATCATCTCTATCTTTAATTAAACTATTGATTTCAGACTTATACTTGTCCTTGTCCATCTCGTTTAAGTTAGGGTTTGATTTGCTCCAAGTATGTTCTTCAAATACTTCATTTTCACTATCTTGAGCGTAAATAATTTGAAATGTATTATCTGCTTCACGTAAATTGTCCTGTTCGATAATTTTACGCATTAAATCTTGGTCTTTTTTAAATTTAACCTTTGCATTAGGGTAGGCAGTTGATATCTTGACAAACATACGATTTTTTATACCGTTTTGACCAGATGTTATTTGTCGCAATGTTTCGTTTTTATCAGGTTTAAGATTACCAATTTCATCATAAACAGCGATAACGTTGTGAAAGGAATCAAACCCGCCACCTTCTGATGTTCCTTTACGAATGGTGTTCTTGCTGATACGACCTATTACTTGTTGTGTTTGTGCATCAACATCATTTTCTTTAGCCCAAGCAGAAAACTCTGGCATTTTTAATAACTTCTTGGCCTGAATGGAAACATCGTTAAATAACTTAGTGGCATGCTCGCTGTCATAGCTAGCAACTAGAAAATCTTGTGATGTTGCTTCCGCAGCAACCATAAAGTAATAAAAGTTGACCAACATGGATGCGATAAATGTTTTACCCTGTCTACGAGCAACGCTTATGTTAGATGTGGTAAATCTTGTACCATTTTCTTCCGTACGCCAACCCAATAAACTATCTAATATAAACGACTGCCAATTATACGGCTTCAAAGTGACCTTAAAATTATCAGGGTTAGGTAGTATCCTTGTAAAATTCTCAATCATAGTTACATATGCGGTGTCATAGTGATATGGAAAATCGTTGTCACGTCGTCTACCCAAGTCTTGCATATGCCTAAAACAAGCTAGTTGCGCATCTCGACCAGCTATATACTTATCAGTGAACAAAACATCAAAAGCATATTGAGTAGCTGGATCATTATATTTATCTAAATAACGTTTATATCGTCTTTTTTCTGATTTAACAGCACCTTTAACGTCTGTTACACCTACTAAATTAAATGTCTGCACCGAACTTCACCAACCTTAAATTATCTTGCTTGTTTTCCTTAACACCAATGTCACTTGGAACCAGTTGACCAGACCTTGCATCAAATGATAATCCTAAGTCAACAGCTAATGATTTTAAAGTCTTGATACTATCATTCATTATTGAGTATGCAGGATTTTTTTTTGAACGATCATATTGTGTTTCTTTACCCACGACCACTTCTTCACCTGTTTCTTCGTCGATTTCTGTTTTATCAACTTCAAAACTAACAAATATGCCATTCTTTTGAACATCTGATTCAGCCATTCTATATGTTCCATATAAAGAACAAAAAGCTTCCAGATTGACAGTATCTATTTGCTTGATTGTTCCAAGTCGCTTTAATTCTGGAACTAACTTTCGCCATAGTGTTACTCCGTACCCATCTAAGTGACGAGGAGGGTTATCTTGGAGTTCGTTAAGTTCATTTTGTTTCTCCTGAAACTCTAAATTACGTTCTCGTTGGTCTGCTCTGACTGTTTCGTCAGTGCCAGTAGTCCTTTTACGTCCAGAATTACGTTTATTTACCAAACAAACACCCCCTTTCGTCAAAAGTTTGTGGTATACTAAATGCATATTAATAACACGTTAAACGTTGATATAACAACGTTTCAAATTCTAAAATAGCCCATTCAAAAATTTTTGATTTCTGCATTTGCAAAAAACGAGGACGCCACCTTGTGACGCTCCCTCCGTTTGCCCCCACCCGGGGGTATTTTTTATTTGAACCCGAATAATAATCACGTATACTGCTGATTATATCTGTAAAAGTCGTACGATTGAATTTTGTTCCTATTTTGCAACGTGCTAACTCGTTTTATTTCGTTTACGAAGGCAACTCCTTGATTATCGCCAAACGGGATTATTTTCGTTCTCTTTTTCTTATTCAACAATTTCAATCTAATCAATTCGTTTGTTAGTTGATTAGCTTTCGTTCTGTTCTTCATATCGATTCCTTTCGTTGATGAACAATAACTTGAATGATGAACAACCAATAACTAATGATGATAACTAAGTTCATTATCAAATGTTAAACAACATCAATCATCTTTCCGTTCATCATGACGTTTGATTGAATCAAGAATCCATTTCCTTACCTCGTCTTTATCCCATGACTTGCTAGTGTCTATGTTCTCTAGGAATAAACCATAAGTATAGACATCATCTTCAAGAATGCCCTTGTACCAGTGACACCTCTTGCATATCACCCATAGGTTATCCTTATCCAGTTGCTTACGCTTATCTATCTTTCTGGGGATGATATGATCTACAACTAAGTAACCTTTGGTTGTACTTGTACGTCCACAACATTCACATGTGAACATAGCTTGTTGCTTGAGTCCTGCTGATAGATGCTTCCACGTCTTATTGTGGTAGAACTCATTGGCTTCTTTGTCACGCTTGTTAGCGTTGTACTCACGCTGTTGTCGCTTACGTTCATAAGATGACTTAGGTTTGAACTCTGGCTTAGGTCGATACATTGCCTTGTGTATCTCACAGTATGGATTTTCTTGTGCATAAGGTATGGTATTGTGACAGTCAGGCTTACGACATATCTTTACTCTAGCCATTTGTTTCACATCTGTGCGTTTTTCATAGCTATACGTCCTTGCCTAGCCATATTCAACATGTCTTTCAACTTGCTTAATTCACCAGCTGTAGACATTCTTGTGCTGACTGTAATCTCACGGACGTGCATACCATCTAGAGCCTTAGGACTGCTAACAAACTTAGTGACCCAACTGCCATTAACGACAACGGTTGCTCGCGAACGAATAGATTTCACGTTCTCGCCAAGACGCTTTTGATTGTCTGCATAACTAATCATGCTTGCAATCACGTCCATTTTATCTTTGCAAAGAAATATATTTACTGCATCATTCATAATTTTTATTCTCCTTAAATTTATGTATACAAAAAGCCCAACTCAATTTAATGAGCTGAGCTTACATCACTTGAACAAACTCCAAATACTTTTGGTTGTCTTGTGATAAACGCTATTTTTAATTGACTTGCTAGGATTAGTAATTAAACCAGTTCCTTTCTTACCATACGCAGGATTGATAGCTGACTTAACCGCTCGCTTAGCACGTCCAGTTGTTCTAGCACTGATAGACTTTTTGATTGACGGTGTTCTCATTCCAAACTTCATATACTCATACCTCACTTTATGACTACATTATAGTTCTTTTGATAGCGATTTCATAACTTTTCTATCGACCAACCATACACAACTAATCCCATACACCAATTAATAACAATACTAACTATCCTAAACAAAGCATGGTCTTGTTGACAAACAACTACATATACTATTCCAAACAAAGCGAGCAACGTGATAATGGTCATCAATACTGTAATAGTTGTTCTTAATACTCTAGTCATCTTTTCTCCTCATTCACTGCAAAATAAAAAGCGCTTATGCGCTTGGTTTGTTTTATTGCTTGGAGTCTTTTCCGATATCATATCCGATTTTTAAACAACTCAAAGCTATTCCAATGATGGATAATACTAATCCCCATGGTATATCACTCATTTCTGTTCCTCCGAATCGTTTAATATTTTTTCTTTCTCATCTAAAAGTTTGGATCTTTTATCAAGCAAGTTATCTATCAGTTTATTTCTTTCATCAATGTCTTTTACAATTTTGCTTGCACAATTAATCATCAAAAATGAAGCTAAAAACAACAAAGTGGCTAATAACATTAATATTAAAGCGAGATAATCATTATTCATATCATTCTCCTAAACGTGCCACTCGGCAACTAACTCAACCATTTCATGTGGCTCTTGTAGTCAATCTGCCTGTTCTCCAACACCTCTGACCTAACCTGAATACGTGAGCGCTCATGTCGTGCAATGCTTTCTGTTTTCATCATGTCAGCGTGTTTGCGATTAACGTCAGTCGCCTGTTTAATATGTCTACGTCTCTTTCGTAGTTTCTTCTCTGCTTCATTCATGTTTAACTCCAAACAAAAGGTCCAACCCGCGTATCTGTTTTAGATTCGCAAATCGGACCGTGTATTTTTATGTACTAAAAAACGCCGTTAGATCTAACTAACTAGCGGTCTCAATTTTTTTACTGAAAGTCATTGCTTGTGTCTAAATGCTTTTTCAATATTCATTCGGATAATTGTCCACATAAGCTGAATTAAATTTATAATCGCAAATATGGTAAAAAATGTCAGTATATCCTCTAAAAAAAACCTGAAATATCCAGAAATGAAAGAAAAGTCAAATGATATTCCCAATAGAGATAACACAGCTAAAGTCCCCCACGAAAATGATACGACCACGAAGGGAGAAAATAATGCATAGACATCATTAGCCTCATTTGGGGCATAATCTTCTTGAGCCAAAAATTCTAGCACTTCATCGGAAATAAGGTTTTTAACAGAACTAATCATTGCCAAAGAAAAAGATAATGCAGTCACAGATGGTCCAAATAAAAACGAGGCAGAAAGAAAAGGACCTAGATCAAAAATATTTAACACCCCAATAATGGTTATGGAAACAATCATCGACAACATTATCCATTTGTCTAAAAATATTTGTTTCCAAGTCACAATGCTAATAGTTATTGGACTTAAATTTTTTAATTGATTATTGTTTCCCTCTGTTAGTTCTGTTCTTTTCATCAATTACCTCTTTTATATTATGATATGTATTGATGACGGGTTCCATAATTTTTTTGGTAGCATTTGTAATATTAGCTAAATATCCAAATTTTCCGTCTTCTTTTCCGACGTCTTCAATTTGATCAGCCGAAAATTTTTCTTCAGCTGGTGCAGAAAGTGATACATCTAGCTTAGCAAACGGTAACTTATTTATTTTCTCAAATTTATTCATTTTATCGAAAATGTCTTTTGACTTTTCTGGAGAAAGACCGTTTGGATAAACAAAATGAAAAACCACTTTTCCATAAGCGTTTGGTATCTTATACTCTTCAAAAATCGGGTTAATATTTATTTTACCGAGATTGTGTTCATAGGAAATCCCATTAATCATCTTAGTTAACAGAACTCTACTTGCCTCAGCACCATTATCATTTTCTGCTTTTAGATAGATCCGTTCTGTAAGTGAGTCATAGTAAGCGCCGATACTGGCACTTAGTGGATTTTCGTCTAAATACTTTTCTATTTTTCTTCCATGAATAATGTACATTCTACCGTGACCGACATCTTTATTTAACATTTTATTAAATAAATTATTTGGGTAATCGGCTGCCAAGTTCAATTCAGGGAATGCCCTTAATAATTTTTTAATAGCATCTTTTGCTTCTTTTTTCGTATCGTTTAAAAAAGATTTAGAATATGTAATTCCCCCAGTATTTTCGAATTCCTTAACAACAGCGTTATACTTTGTATAAAGCTTTTCCATTTTTTCTTTAAAATCCTCATATTCCCCCGTGAGACGAATTTCAAAACTTTCTGGGTTCGATAGAAAAAGCGTATTGTCGTCAATTGTTTCTATCTTTTGAAATAAGTTTTTTAACATATTCGGAATCAAAACTTCTCTAAGTTGCCTTTTCCCATCTTGTAAATTTTGTTTACTGTACGCTGCAATTATATTAGGCTCTAGATTAATTTTGTATTCATAAAGCATTATTGGATTCCCTTTTGTTTTTTTACATTGTACACCAATAAAGAAACAAATAAATTAATTAGTAAAAAAACGTTAAGGTGCGTTATGTACGACTATGTACGCCCCGATTAAATCTACGCTTCGTGAATGCTACACCAAGCCAAAACGTTTCTCTGACTTAACACCTTGGACATTTAGCCATATAACCGAACTTCAGCCCTCTTCAACATATGTCGTAGTTTTCTATCACCAAGTATGTGTAGACTTGATGATACGGTAATCTATGTACGATAAAGACAGGCAAATGTCATTATCCTAAGTTGTGTTTGCGAGTGACCGCAACGACAGGGCAAGGATTTGCACCTTGCATATTTGGTTAGGTGCTCAAGTCAGCGAACCCAATAACCCCAAACTACATACGAAGACTGACCGTTTATAGCGTTTACCTATTCCGCCACCTGTCATAATGATAGATATTCCAACCTATCGTATTTTCACATTCACAGTGGCTTTTTCCGAAGAGTGTGTAACGTTGCTTTTAATGGATGAGCAATAACCCTGTTTCAAATTATCTGATGATACAAATATAACCCTATATTTATGCACAAAACTGCATAAAAACCGCAGTATTATAGGACTGCACCTAATATGTGTTTGACTTCTGTGCGCCAAGCGATTGCTGTTCTTTCGGATATGTGAAACTGCTGTGCTACCTTGACCCACGTGACAGACTTGCTTGTATAATAATACGCAACTACTTTCTGCTTGTCTGGCTCAAACGTGGCTATCCAGCGCTCAACGTCTTCCTTTTGCTTTTTGAGACTGTTAAGGTATCTATCCTGCTCAATACGTATCACCATGTCATCAACTGGACGTGTGTGTTTATTCTGTGCTCGACCACCTCCAATATTCTCATCAACTTCTTGACTGTCATACCGTATCGTTTCTATACGCTGTTTAATTTTTAAATCGAGACGACCAGAGAAGTAGTCTCTCAAAATGCTATCAACTCTATCCGCCATGTCACCCTTTCTACTCCACTGGTACTGCCCTTCCAAATTTAAACAACTTCAACTGTTGTTTCGTCTCTTTACTCAATTTATTCATGACTGCTTGTGCGTCAATCAAATTACCGTACGTCTTACCCGATGTCTCCCACTCGTCATTATCTGTCTTGCGATAACCCACGATGTACACTTCTATGTCTATGATTTTCATGAATCTCCCTTCTAAATGTTATAATGTTAAAAAACGATTGGATAACTAAGCATGACATTGCAATTACTTCGCGCTTTAATTTATTTGATGATTTTTCTATTGCTAATCACTCTGTGGATTGGCTTTTTAATACATAGTCATGGCACGAAAGTAATTTCTATTTTTGGTATAACTGTACAAGTGTTGATACTTGTCTTTATAAATCATTATTTGAGTTGAGCCACACCTTGCTCATATAATTATTCGTCAACTATCTTGATTGTTTCTGGGTGTAACCACGCTTTTGCAAAGTTATCGTCCCATATAGTTGTACCTGTATAAGACTCTTCCTTGAAATATTGCATCATTCGATAAGGTTTGTCTGACCATATACCACCAAAGTCAATATCACCCTTCCTTACCCCCATAACGATACTTTTTAAAAACCTCAAATTGATATGGCTTCATCTCAACTGTTGGCGCATATTCTTGTCGTAAGTCATTTAAAATGATATAAAAAAATCTGTCATTATTATCTGAATTACTTAAATCATTGTTTTTTAAATACGTTCCAACTTTTGCTATTGCTTCATCAAACGTCATTTACGACCTCCATAATATTTCAATACAATATACGTAACCGCGACCATTGCTGACAATAACATGCCAGACTCAATCGCATGCTGCAAGTTGTGTCCAATTTCAATCATCATTCGTCCTCCACTGGTAACTGCACCGCTTCTGTTAGTGGGTTAGTCATCACTTATCTCCTCCGTGTAAAAACTCATGAATATCATTGCCGATGTCATCTGGACTGATACGGTCGGTGTCGTTGACATTGACGTACGTTTCTTCAAAAATATCTGGCTTACATGAATAGATCTCTCCGTGTACGCCTTGAAGAACAAAATCGCCTTGTTCAGCTACCATTTCTCCTTCTAAAGTTTCGATATGCAATTCTAAATCTATTCCAGTGTCAACTTCGGTTAATTTACCTTCAACAAATGCCTCTGCTCCCCATTCGGGTGTTAAATCAACACCCCATTGAAAAGCTTCAATAACTACTGGTTTCTTTTGATATTTCATTTTTGCACCTCAACAATAGCCCAAAATATTGAAATAAGTATCACCACAGCTAATAAATACAAACCGATATTTAAATAAATGTCTAACATAATATCGGTATACATCAACGTCAGTGCAGTTAATCCAGATACCACTGTAATTAAACTGATAAATATAATAGCCCACGCTAATTTTTTCACGTTATTCACCTTTCCTCATAAAAACATAAAACAGAGCTGCATCAAGACCAAATATAATTACGTATGTCGCTGCTAATTCAAAATTGATAACCATGAACAATCCAGCGATAACGCTAACTAGCATTAACAAGATACATATTGTTAGTCCTGTGATTTGTAGTTTTCTCATAAAATTACCTCACCTTTATTAATTTCATAACCCATTTCTTTGGCATAACCATATATCGATGATTCGTTACAGCCAGATTGTTTAGCGATTTCATGAACGTCCGTAACGCCAACTTTCGTCAACTGTTTAAACTTCACTACTCGTTTTTGCTTGGCTTCTGACGGCGTTTCTTCTGGCGCTTCCACGAGCCCTTTTTCAATTAACTTTCTGCGCTTGGCATATATTTGAACAGTGGTTTTACCAATCGCGTTCGAAATTGCCCTGAATTCTTTACCTTCATCAAGCATAGAAATTAATGTTTCCGTTTGTTTATCGCTCCAGTGGCTTGAATTTTCACCGCCTGGTTCTATTTTTAGTTTTGACTGCATCCACTCGGCAGCCATGTCAAATCCGAATTTTCTTTCCTTGTCACAAAATTCAGCTGCATAGTTTGTCATTATTATTTCTCCAGTTCGTATATCTCCAATCGCGGGTTATTTTTATCGATATAAAAATCATGATCATATCCGTTGATGTGTTTGATATTGTCGTTCCCTAAAAACGTCACCCCTCGAACGGTAGCCTTTTGCATGCCGTCGAATATGAACTTCTTTATGAAATCCCAATTATCTGGGTCAATTCGTCCGTCTGCTAAATACCAGTCAAATTTCAATTTACAAGGCCAATTAAATATAATGCCATCAACCATGGCTTGTTCAACTATTCTTTTAGCATATAAAGTTCCCTTCTTTTTCAATCCGGATCCTGCATATCTATTCGTTCTTTCTGCATTTATATACTTATTCAAAGTTTTATCTCGGTACTGCTCGATATTGAAATAAATTTTATTGTTAGTCATCTTCTAACTCGACCATTTCTAACCTCCCTTTGGTTTTGTATTTTTTGTCAGATACAAATCTATTGACATAAGACGGACGTGTCATGAACATTAAATGGTCAAATTTTTTACCCGTCTTTCTAGCAATTTCTTTGGGTGTTCCATCTGCAATAAATTCATCACCTTTGTACAATGCCCAAATTCGTTCTGATTTCGGTTTTATCTTAGTAGCCATATCCTTTCCTTTTCATTTGCTCTCACGTCCACAGAAACCGTCATATTTGACGTTTTAAATGTGGTTTAGTGTATTTAGTGTATTTATGCCTAAATAGTGTTTAACGTCTTAAAACGTATTTTATTTATAATTGTTTTGACAGTTCATACCATTCCACTTTTCTAGAAATGGGAATATCCCAAATAGAGTTATATCCCATGATTTCCGCAGCTAATTGTTCATTTCTTGCTACTGCCATGATTACTCTCCTGTTGTCAATCTATGAACCTCTGCAATTCGCTCATCTATCTTGATGCCTGTTAGGTGGTGCTTCTGTAAGAATGTTTCAATTCCTAACGAATGCGCCATCTGATGATGTTGCCTACATAATTGCACGGCTCTGTGTTTCAAATGGTTAGTCTTGCGCCTGTCTACCCCTTGGCCAATCGTGTCTAAATGGTGCAGGTCACTCGGTCTCTTGCCACATATCACACAACACTTGTTCATCAGACACTGATATTCCCAATGCGCTATTTCCTGTGGCTCTAATTCATTCAAAGGTTTCACGCTCAAAGCAATGTCGTGAAGTGCTGCGTAATCTAATAACATGTTGATGAACTCGTTTGTGTCTGACTTATTGCCCTTGACTGCGCTCAGACTAAATTCGCCAAAGTCTAAACCGTGGTAATACTCGTACATACCGTAAAAGTGCCTTCTCGTGCTTTCTACAGTCTCTAACCACGCTCCACCTACTTGTGACAACCAAATGTCATTGAGCAGTGCAAACGCAAATCTACGTTGCTTAGGTGTTGGCTCGTTATCATCACTAGCTATCACTGACAGAACTTGTTGCTGATTAGTTGTGTGATACTTCTGCAATGTGCGCAAATCATCATCGCTCATTCGCAATGTGACTAACCCTTTGTTTGGATCTAGCTTATTCACTTGTCCAAATAATTCAGTCACTAAGCACTCCTACACTATTTCTATACCCCAATTCCAAGGTTCACTGTCAACGCACATGCGCTTTGCTAATGCGTACTCCGCATCATCAAAATTCGTGAACACTCTTGGGTCTCGCATAATCACTCTGTTATTTTCTGTACAAATCATTTGATAACTCATTCTCTGACATCGTCCAATCCATCAAACACAACTGTGTTCTCTGCTTTTTTTGTAATCAGTCGGCTAACAATCTTCTTGTTGTACATGCGTTCCAAATCGCCCCTATCGTTATTTGTAGTCACGATAGTGCTGTAACGCTTGTTGCCGTCTTTATCTTTCACTTGCCTTGCCTCAGCAACTCGAAACCAGAACTGCTGTAATCTTTCAGTGGCACTGCCTTCGTTTTTCATACCACCAGCTTCAGAACCAAAGTCATCAAGTATCAAAACATCAACTTCACGCATTGATCGCTCAATGTTTTTTATCTTGATAGCTGCTTCATTGTCGTTGAAGTCATACATAATCAGTTCTCGTAAGTCCATAACGCTGACAAACATGCTTAACTTATCCGAGTGCTGTTTCAGTGCATCAATGATTGCTAACACCATGGCTGTTTTACCAGTACCAGCTTCACCGTAGAACAGAACGTTGAAATTACTATCAAACATTCTCTTAGTGATGTCTGCTGACCTCTTCCAAATGTCGTGGGCTAACTTTTGATTTGGTTGCACTTTTGGGTTCCACTTCTGAAATGTGAACGTCTGCTCACCGCTAGTTCCCCAGACGCTATCTCGCTTGTAGATACGTGCCCTGTTATTAAACAGTGCTTGACGAACTCGTTCCTGGTCTTCACGTTCTACCTTTTTACGCCATGCTTGCAATTCTTCATCGCTGACCTTGTTCTTGGCAAATCGTTCATCGTTTTCTAACATTTCCTTGAGGCTATTCATCTTGTTCCATAGCCTCCGTTCTTCATTGCCGGCTTGCTAGTTACCTGGTTTTCATTCAAGTAACTTTCAAACTTAGTTCCAAACAATGTTTCAGGCCTTAGGTACTGTTTCATTTTTTGATCTGTTAACCATTGCTTGCTTTTAACATCAATCACGGTTCTAAAATCATCTAAACTAAATCCTTCGTTAAATCTTGCTTTGATTAACTTTTTAGTTTTAGTTCCACTACTTCGATATTTACTTCCAGTTTTTTCGTTCAAATAATCAACGACTTCTTTGTAAGGGAGTTGGTCGGGTTCTTCGGAACCGGACAATATATCTTTTCTATCCTTACCTAACCTATCCTTACCTAACCTTACCTGCGTCAACGTTTCGTCTACGTCTCGTGGACGTTCTGTATACATAACTAAATCTTGTCGTTCATATTGACCTGATTTGTTAATTTGAAGTTGTTCTAATTCATTGGGATACATGGTTTTGTTGTAGGTATCCTTACGAATATAATTGTGAACACGCCAATCTTTTATCACTACTACTCCGTTTTCAAAAGGGAGTAAAAACTGTTTTGCGATTAACAACTTTCTATCGTCATCGCTAGACCCGATCATTCTTTGAATTGTTTTGGTGTTATCTATAAATCCGTCATCGTCTGCGTGCATATTTAAGTGAAAATACAGTGCCTGTGTTGACAACGGCATATCAAGAAAAGTATCTGTGTCGGTAACTTTTTTACTAAACATTCTTCTTTGTGCCATGTATCACCTCTTAGAATGGTAAATCATCGTCACTGATGTCTATTGGACTGTTTCCTTTAGAGGCGAAGGGATTAACATCAGCAACATTCACATTGTTTGATTGACTAGATTGTGGCTGTTCGCCTCTTGGCTCTAATAGGTCAAAAGTATTAGCGTTGAGTTCGTTTACATAAACTCGCTGACCGGCATTATTTTCATAGTTACGTGTCTGCCATTCACCACCCAAACCAACTAGAGAGCCTTTGTGTGTGAAGTTTGAAAAGTTTTCTGCCGCTTTACCCCACATGGTGAAATTGATAAAGTCCGCTGTCGGGCCATCTTGCTGTTTAAATCGACGATTAACAGCTACCGTTCCACTTCCAACTGCTTTGCCTGATTGTGTGTAACGTAGTTCAATATCTTTAGTTAGTCGTCCCGTTAGGTTCACTTGATTCATTTGCTTGCTCCTCTGCTTTTTGATGCCACTCTGTTACTTTTGCTAATAGTGCTTTGTAGTTAGATTCTTGAACGAATTTAAGCGCTGATACGCCAACTGATTTTAGTGTATAAGCCATCATGTCTTGCCCACTTATTTCTGATGTATCCGCAATCAATCGTTCTAATAATTGCAGTTGCTCTTTTGTAATTAGTTTTTGTTGTGGTGCTTGTTGGCGCTTTGTATTCTTACTTGCTGCATTGCCGTCATCATCAACATCACTTGCGATACCAAATGCCATGGATAAGCTGTATCGTCTTGCATATGTCAATGCTGACCCTTCTGCTTGAGCTGAGTTTGTTCCTCTGTTCCCTAAATCATCAGCAATTTTTGAACCGATTAAATCTATCGTTTCGCCATAACCAATAATTCTAGTAAGCATTACTCCGTTGTCGACAACATTAGTGAAAAAGAATTTTGCACCGGCCTCTTTACGAGCTTTTACGATTGAATTAATAACAGCGTCCAAAGTCACATAACTTGATTTGAACATTGGATTACTGGCATCTTTTTTTGGTTGTTCAATATTATTCTGCGTTTCAGCTAACGCCTCATAAAGCGTGTTGTATTCGCTCATCACTCGCCTCCAAATTTGATATTGTTGTCCGTCATAAACTTGGCTACTGCTTTAAGTTGTTCGCGTGTTCCAGTGACAATTAACTTACGAGTAAACACTTCTGGTTCTGATTTTTGAACTGAGGTAACTACTTCGCCATCTTCATCAACTAATTTGTCGCCAATCTTTGTTGCGTTTTCCTCACGCTCTTTTTGCTTTCGTTCAGCTTCTAATTGAGCTTCCCTTTCTGCCTCTTCCTTGACTTTTTTAATTTCGATATCACGTTTCATTTGAGCTCTAATGTCAGCCAAGTCACGATAATCAAGCATTGAAACATAAGGACTAGATTCAACTCCTAAATTGCCGGCATCAGCTTCAATTTGATTAATCTGCAACGCTTTAAGCTCATCATCTTTTTTGAGAGATGTAATTTGCGCTTCAATTTCAGCTACCATGTCGCCATGTTTGTAAGTTACATTGACCCACTTTGGGTTAAATTCAATTCTTGAAACATCAACACCGCCGTCGCTGGCTATCTTTGTTACTTCGTTTGTAATGACCTTTTGACGTTTTTCCTTGCGTGTTTCTTCGACGACATTCATTTGTTTCGTCATTAATTGATCTGCTTCTTTACCAGACTTTTCAATGCCCATAATTTTTGCTTTGATATCAGACCACTGAGTTAGAATCTTTTTCTCGGTGTCCTTACGAGTAGTTGCTATATTTTCAACGGTGTCTCGCAATTCCTTACGTGTCTTTTTTGCCTGATCGTAATTTCCCTCAACCACTGGAAATTCACGATACTTTTTAAGCATTGCATCTGTGTTGGCTACCAGTTCATCAAGTCTAGGTGCTTCAACTTTAGCTGGTACAACATTTGTAAATTCAAATGCACTAATCGTTTTTACTTCATTTGCCATAATTAATCTCCTGATTCTAACTGTGTTAATTCTTGTTCGAGTTCTTCTACGTAATCTTGGCAACCTTGAATTTCGTCCAATGCTGCATCACGTTCTTTGCATAAGTATTCAATTCTGCTCTGCTTTTTTCGCCATGCTGAACTTTCAACATCTGGCTGAAAATGAGCTAATGCATCTTGTACCATTTGCATTTACCTCGTTTCTTGCTATAATCGAGATATAAATTTCTTGCGAATAATTTATATCTAGCGCTTTAACTGTTACAGCAGTTAGGCGCTTATTTTTTTGTTCTAAATTCATCTAAGCTGACATCTAGTGCATCAGCTATATTTTCCATTGTGGAAAATGTTATTTGTGTTCTGGCACCTGACTTGATTGGATATAAAGTTCCTAGCGAAATACCAGACTTCTTAGACAACCAATACCAGGTTTTGTTGATGCTATTTAGTTTTTCATCTATTTTTTCATTAATTTTCAAGGTCATTTTCCGTCCTTGTTTTATTATCTATAGGCAATATAATGTAATTACAGACGTTCGGTTAATACGAACTGACGTTTGTAAATTTAATAGCATCTGATTATCCAAATTGATGCGTGAGGAGAATTATATTGAAAGTAGGAATTAGAACGACATCTGGGCAAAATATTGTATCGAATAACGTAACAGAAGTGAGCGTGTTATGGCTTAACGGTTCAAAAGTCATCGATATGAACTTTGATGATTTCCAGAAAGAATTTGTTTTAGATAAAAGCGGCTTGAGAGCTATAACTTTTAAAGGAAATCAAACCGTTTTCCTAGATGTCAAAGACATCGACTACATCACCTCGTCAAATTCTTAATTGTTTCGGAAATACACTTCATTGCTTCGGCTATGGTGTGTATTTTTTCTTTGTCCATATATCCACTTTTAATTTCATCCGAGATCACTTCGCTCAATTCATTCAAATTCTTATTTAAATTTGGCACTGTCTTGTTTTCCATTGTTATTCTCCTTATTTAACCCGCAAATACTTGTTGCTACCATCTGTACCACCCATACGTTCCAAACGGTGCTTATTACGTTGATGTTCACGTTCCTGTGATTCACCTTGTATCATGCCGCCAACGAACACTACTCCTAGCACGATTGCTACTGCTATTATTTGTAAAAACCACATGTTATTTCCTCCTTATGCTGTTTGTTCTTGTTCGATTAATGGTAAGTATCCATTTGCCTTTAGCAGTTCATACAGTCCAAGGCGTCCCTTTTGCGTCCATTTCGTATTTGGTACTAACTTAGTCGTTCCGTCTTTTTTGATGACCTCATGTGTTTCTGATTGCGTCCAACCTTTGCGTTGATGTTTTGCATACAATAACCACGTAGTACCCTGCTTGTACTGAACACCCAATTCATGAAGCAACTCGTTCATCTTGACACCACTCATACCGTAGTCTTTGGCAATAAATGTAATTGTCACTAGTGCTTTGTTATTGAGAATGACGTCTGCGTAATCTGCTTTTGGCTTCAGTTCATTTACCTGTTGATTAAGCACCAAGTTATTTTGTTGAAGCTCTATTTTTGCTTGACGTTCTGTTTTCAATTCAGTTGCTAAACGAATAATAGTATCTGGGTCCGTTAGTACCTGTTCAATCTTTGCATCAGTCATATATGCGCCATGCTTACGAATGCTGGGTAATACTTCTGATGTAACCCAATTTTGGAATTTTTCAGCTGTTTCGTTGTTTGCTTTGATAGCCAACTTGTAGAATTGTGGTTCAGTGATGAAATCACCTTTCCCAACTTTCTGGGAAAGATACTTGCTTACCGTTTCCCAACGAACGTATGTTTTTCTTGACTTGATTTGAGTCAATCCCAATCCAATCGCTGTTGTTTCTGCATCGAACATCACCTGTCCGTTTTCTTCTTTGACTTTTAGGTTGTCAAATACCTGTATTTGATTTTTCACGTTGTTTACCTTCCGTAAAATTTTGTGTGTGCGTCTATCCATTCCTGAACCGCCTTTTTCGGATAACCATCTTTCATGTTTGGTTGTTCGATATAAGGAAATCCATCTGAATAGATATATTTATTAACGTTGTTTATGCCAACTCCTAGAAACTGAGCCAACTCTGTTTTATCCATGATTTCTGGTAATTGACTCTTGTGGAAAAACTTTATGATTTCATCTAGTTTTGCAAGTAGCTGCGTTACCATCCGATCACTTCCTTTCTAATGTTTGTTTTGTGCTATCCTTTAGTTAATGACATGAAAGGAGAAATACAATGATAAAATTTGGAGATTGGTTAGCTGAATTTAAAGATGTTGATAGACCAATAGGTGATTTAGCAAATGACATGATCAGTGAAAATGCTATTGATACTTTCAACAAAGTTACATCTGTTGATGAATTGCCTTCTAACTTAACTGGAGAAGTTTTAACTGTTGCAATTCAGGCTTTTGAATATTATCTTATTGATACTTCGGTACAATAATTACTGTGTAATCATCTGGCAGTTCAATTTCTTTTGAAGCGTATTTAAGTCGTATTTTTATATTAGCGACATCTTCGCTCTCAATTAATTGTGCTGTTTTTGTTTTGCCTGCGTTATATTCCATGTTTCTCACTTCCTTTCTAAACTCCTGTGAGTTCACGCATGGCACGAATTGCTTTTTCACTCACTGGTCCACCCAACTTACCCGATACAATATTTGACCAATCTGCTGGTTTTAAATTGCTTCCAATCTTTGGATTGATGTAATCAACAATTTCTTGATTGCTCATTTTTCGAAGAATTTTAGCAACCGATTGAATCTGGTCGATTATGGGAGATGTTTTAAACTCCAACACCGCTCGTTCTGTCATGAATATCCTCCTCTCGTGAATTTAGCAAATTTATTTGACAAACTATAAATTTATAGATACAATTACAGTATTAAATGACCTGCAAAAAAATACTTCACTTACGCGATTTTCTAACTCTCACATCATCATATCGCGGGGTATTTTTAGCAACGTTGTTATCAAATATCTTTGCTGTAACTATAGAATACCATAAATTTATAGTTTGTCAACGCTTTTCTATAAATTCATAGTTTTTTAAGTCAGCATCATCAGAGGAGCTGATATTATGAATGTTTATCACAGAGTTACGAATTTAGCCAAACAGAAGAAAATCTCAATTTCTAGCTTAGAAAAATCCGCAGAACTTCCCAACGGAACGATTTACAACTGGAAAAACAGCAAACCTAACATTGAATATGTATCTCGAGTGGCGGGCGTTTTAAATACTACGGTAGATTACTTGGTTGGTAGAACTAATACACCAAATTCAGATTTTGAAAGTTCCCCAGTTGATATTTTAGATGACGAAACCATTCTTGCTTTCGATGGCATGGAAATAGAAGAGTCTGAAAAAGAGAAGTTACGTGATTATGCACGCTATATAATTTCCTTACGTGAAAAGGAGAATAAATGACGGAATTTTACAATTACAGTGAGCAACTATATCCTGAAATAGTTCAAAACGTTGAATCAATAGCTCGTAAAAACAACGTAATTGTTATACTGGCTGATAATTTACTATCTCACGTGCCCGATACAGCACTAGTGAAAAGCCGTGCCATCATAATGAATGATACTTTTGATATTGGGGTTGATTATTGTTATCGACTTTCTCACGAATTAAGTCACATATTGTATGGAGATCACGAAGCGCAAGCTGTATATCAATTCAGCGAATACGGTAAACGCGGTGAAGAATTGATTGCTCACAGAAACGCTATAAAAATGTTAATGTCTATCGAAATGCCAACTACCGTTAATGGTTTTATGGAATATTACCATGTCCCTTCTTGGCTTGAACACTACGCAAATGAAACATTTAAGTCTCTTAATGTTATAGAATAAGTTTATGTGCCAAGCAACCACAATAAACTGCTCAGGAGAAAGAATTTGAGCGTTGAGAATATTTTAAATGAATTTAAAAAGAAATTTATATTTAGCGATTGGTTTAATGTGTGTGTGATCTTTTTATTTTCCGGGCTTCTTTTCGGGTTACCAATTTTACAAACAAATATGACCTGGCGTACTGACGCCTATTTTCATTTAAGCAGAATTTTCGATATGAGTAGTTATTTAAGAGAGTTCAGAACACCGTTACTTGTTAATCTCCACTCTTTTGCTGATGTAGGTCAATCTATTAACGGTATGTACCCATTTTTGAGCATAACACCATTAGTATTTATCACTAGTCACTTGTCACCAATTCATCAATATTTCACAATAAATTGGATTTTCATTTTGTCTGGTAGCATTTTAAATTATTTTGTTTTTCAAAAATTAGGTGCTAGTAAATTAAGATCGTTGACTGCTGTATCTTTGATTTCATCTTTCATAAACGTGTTTGCTTTTTCATCTTTGTCATTGCACGGTGTATGGAGTATATACTTTATGTTTCCGTTAGCCGTTTTATCGATTTCAAGGTTAAAAAACAATAATTGGTGGTATGTTTTAACACTTTCAATGTCCCTCTCATTCATGTTAAATACTCATCTATTAAGTGCTTTATTAAGTGTACTGTTACTTTCATTTTACTACGTATACATATTTCTTAAATCAGAAAACAAACCTAAAGTAATTGCCAAAACTGTTGTGTCATTAATAATTTTTGTAATTCTATCTCTCTCTACTCTGACTAACTTACTAACAATTTCAAAAGATAGTTTAACAAGTCTTGAAACGTTTCAATTATCTGCCGGTACTGTTAATATCGAACAAATGATTCATTCACTAACAAATCCGTCCATTTTTGGTATTAGCGTTCCGTCATTGTTTGGGAGTTTGTTTATATTAGACATTGTTTTTTTGTTTTTATGGAAACAACTAAGCAAACACACACACATACTCTTTTTAATTGGCCTAGCCTTGCAAATCATTGTTTCCCCATACTTTCCATGGGCTCTTTTGCAAAAAACTCCCGTTTCAACAATTCAATTTCCATCACGCTTTGTACCTTTGATACTAATTATTTTAGTTATAGGTGTAGCAACCGATAATTTCTTTGATAATACGAAACTTATCATAGCCATAAACATTTTTAGTTGCTTGTTGGCCATAAGCTTTCAAACTAGTAATGCATCAGCAAAAATACATTTTCCTTTTTTCCCACCTCAAATTAATAACTATGATCACGCAGAGCCAAACTTGCTTAATTATAGAGAGCATACTCTTTTAACTAAGGACGACCTAAAAAATCCGACATTTTATAGGCTTAAATCGTATCCAGAGTACATTCCAAAAAACGCGAATAAACACAATAATTTATATTCTGACAGTGTGAACAATCATATCGTTTTAAATGACAAAAGAGAAATCTCAAACGTGTCTGTATATACCACTGGAAATATTGTTAACTACGCTTTTAAGGATGAAATTACCGGAAATGTCGATTTGCCACTGTGGAAATATTCAGGTATTAATTATTCTGTTTTAAATCATCCAGATAATCGGATTAAATTAAGCAAAAGGCATACAGTAAGCTTAAACACCCAGAAAACTAAACTAATACAAATAAAAGTAACTAACCCCAGAATAGTAGACGCCTTCTTTTGGGTTTCGATTTACGCTTGGGTTATATCATTAATAGCGATTCTTGCTAAACTTATCTATTTTAAAATACCGAACACTAGAAAATATAAACATTAAAAAGCACACCCCCACTCGCTAAAGTTAAAGGTGTGCTAAACGCAAACGCACGGGGCGTTCTATTAGATTATAACAGATATAAGCCCCCTTTTTAAAGGAGGTTTTTGTATGGCTTCAATATATAAAAGAGGTAAAACATTTACCGTTAGCGTGTCCGTCCCTTATCAAGGCGGATATAAAAAGAAAACTAAATCAGGTTTCAAAACAAAAACTGAAGCAAATCAATGGGCTATTAAAACAGAAGGATCTAAGATTGATGGTGAAATTAATTTTAAACCGTCACAACTCCTTTCTTCCTATATAAGTGACTGGATTGATACATATAAAACAGACGTGTCACGTTCAACTCATGTTGGTTATGAAATGACTTTGAAAGCTGTTAGCGAATACTTTGAAAATACATCAATAGATCAAGTAACCCGTCACGATGCACAAAAATTTTTAAACGAATATGGGCTCTCTCACTCTCTTGCTACTAGCCAAAAAGTCAAAGGACATTTAAGTGGCATATTAAAGGATGCCGTAGCTGATGGAATAATAAGGGTCAATCCTTTTGAAAGAGCAAAACCACATGGTACTAACGCCAAGGATAACTCACTTAAATTCTTAGAGTATGCTGACTTCAAGCGCTTTATAGAATATTTAAAAGAAAACCATGAACCTACCCATGACATTATGTTGGTAGCTTCTTTATCAGGTGCTCGTTTAGGAGAAGTATTAGCCCTTACCCCTAATGATATTGGAAACGGAACAATCAATATCAATAAGTCTTATGAAGAACGTTTGAATATTGTAAAAGAGCCTAAAACTCCTAGTTCAATCAGAACTGTAGACGTTCCAGAATGGTTAACAGATTACTTACTTACATTATCCAAGGACAACAATGAAAGATTATTTGATCGTCAGCAATCCAGTGTTAATCGTGAATTGCAAAGAACATTAACACGATTAGACATCCCCAAAAGGATTACTTTCCACGGACTAAGACACAGCCACGCTTCTATGTTAATTTCTCAGGGCGTTGCTGTAGAATATATAAGTGAAAGATTGGGTCACAAAGATATTTCTATCACTCAAAAGACGTATTTACACCTCTTACAAGTGAAGCGAAATAAGGAAATTTCACACACCATCACGCTTCTTAATTCACTATAATTTTCGATATTTACTACAGTTTTGCTACAAGGGTATCTAAAAACCTTATGTACCAGTACCCCTAAATCTTATTCAAAGAAACAGCTCGCAAACCAATGATTATGCCAATGCTAATTTTGGTTTAAGTAAAAAAACATCTAGAAAATAATCTAGGTGTTTTTTTATTTCACAAATTATTACTAATTCACATTACTTTGATTCAAAGTCCAGCGTGATTCCGGTGTCGTTGGTAAAATCATTAAAATAAAGAACCAAATATTTCCGATAATCGGAATCAAATCAATAAATATCCAACCAGCACTTCGATTTGTATCGTGCAGACGGCGTGCTTTCAAAGTAAAAGTAGCAATCCACACAATTATCATGACGATTCTTGTTGTCAAATTAGTAGACAAGTCACCAACAGTGTAGATATCTTCAATTGAATGACCTTGCATATTTTCCAAGATGCTAACTAATATTCCACCCAAAAAATAATTGACAATTAACGGTACCCAGTACTGTGTCCTTGTTGCCGTTGCATGCCAAGAAAACATTTTTGTCCAAAATTCACGATAAGCATTAATCAT